GGTCCCGCGAAAGACCCACCCCCTCGTCATCGCCGGCCCATTTATATTTTCTCCGGGGGTGATATTTTCAGAACTTTTTGGGTGCTTTTTAAGGTGGTACAGGCTATCGACACCTTCCTTTCTGTCTTCGGACGACGTATCTCCTTTCATTGACGAGTGCTATTGTTCTTTTCCATGATTCGGTAGTCCTGTACCACTTTAAAAAGTATCCAAAAGAGCACACAAAAGGAGATGAAACTAATGAAAAAGGGTACGACAAAGGGCAATACTCGTCTTGAACGTCCTGCAACTACCCCAGAAGCCAGGGAGAATCAGCTGATAGCTCGCGCCGTAGATCTAGCCGAGAAGCAGCTGATGGAGGGGACGGCCTCAACACAGGTCATTGTCCACTATCTGCGGCTTGGGTCGACAAAAGAGCGGATTGAAAAAGAGATTCTCGAGCAGCAGAAAGAGCTGATCATGGCAAAAACGGAAGCACTGCAGTCAGCGAAGCGAGTCGAGGAACTTTACGCAAAAGCCCTGACTGCGATGAAGACTTACAGCGGTCAAGGCGGCGAGGAAGAGTACGATGAGTAAGACTTACTCAGAGCTGATCACTCTGCCTACCTTCCGAGAGCGATTCGAATATTTGAAAATGGGCGGATCTGTTGGACGAGACACCTTCGGGCACGCACGCTATCTTAATCAAATCTTATACAAGTGTCCAGAATGGATTCCGGTGCGACGAGCTGCAATCTTACGAGACAACGCTTGTGATCTGGCTTGCCCAGACCGTGAGATTCCTGGACGAGTTCTCGTTCATCACATCGAACCCATAACAAAAACAGACATTTTAGAGAGATCTCCGAAACTGTTTGATCTTGAAAATCTCATAACAGTTTCTCATCTCACTCACGAAGCTATTCATTACGGTAGCTTTGAAATTCTACCTGACGACCCGATCATTCGGGCACCGAATGACACCTGCCCATGGAAATAGAAAGGAGTTGTTATGGAATTAAGCGAAAGCATTCTTACCTCCATAAAAAAGATGCTGGGCATAGAGGAAGACTACACGCATTTCGATCCTGACATCATCATGCACATCAACTCCGTCTTCATGACTTTGTTCCAGCTTGGCATCGGACCGAAAGGTTTTAACATTGTTGACGACGAGGCAACTTGGTCGGATTACACAACGAATGTCGACATTCTTCAGGCAATCAAACCGTACATTTACGCCAAGGTCAGGCTGGCGTTTGATCCACCGTCTAGCGGAACGTTGGTCGAATTGATGAAACAGCAGGTTGCCGAAATGGAATGGCGACTCAACGTGATGGTCGATCCGACAGAAATGGAGTAAAGCATGGACGATTACTATATTTTCGGTGACGAGCCATACTCGGCCGAGCTTTACCATCACGGCATTAAAGGCCAAAAGTGGGGAGTTCGGAGATTCCAGCCCTATTCCACAACCGGTGCTAGAAAAGGTGGAAAGACCGGCAAGGAAATCGGTTTGGCAAAACGTGCTGGCGATTCGATCAAGAAATTCAGGCAAGAACGAGCTGCTAAGAAAGCAGAGATGGCCAAGGCAAAAGCTGCTAAAGCTGCCGAAGACAAAAAGAAGCGCGACGAAAAGCTAATGGCCGATAAGGAGCGTATTCTTCGTGAGGGTAGTGCTGGCGAAGTGCTGACGTTAAAAGGAAAGATTACTAACCAGGAGCTTCGAACGGCCGTCGAAAGAATTAACCTCGAACAACAGCTAGCCGGCATACAGGCGAAGCAGATTTCCGAAGGAAAGAAAGCGATGCAAAGCATCGTCGGTTTCGTGAAGACCGGCGCCGAGATCGCGGACAATATGGGCAAGATCAAATCGGTCGTCGATAAGTTTATGGACGACGATAACGAGAAAGCTCGTCAGAAGTTGATCGATACTGGTACAGCCGAGGACGTCAAGAAACAGGGCACCAAATACCTGAAGGCCGACGACTATAAGAAAATCGCAAATAGAATGAAGAACCAGGCGGAAATCGAGAAGTATCTAAAAGGAACAGTTGACGATGCCGCCGAAGAGACCGCTTCCAAGAAGACAATCAAACAGATGATCGAAGACGCTTTGGACGAAAGAGAAGACAGCTAAGGAGAAATTCAAAATGGGGTTATCAAACACCGCCGTTCCCAAATACTACGGCGAATTTCGTGATGCGGTTATGCGCGGAGAGATTCCGGTATGCCAAACGGTCGCCATGGAGATGGAGCGGATCGACGATTTGATAGTCAATCCCGGAGTCTACTATGATGACTCTGCCGTCGAGGGTTGGATCAAGTTTTGCGAAAGCGAGCTAACCCTTACCGACGGTACGGACCTCCATTTGCTTGATAGTTTTAAGCTTTGGGGCGAGCAGGTTTTTGGGTGGTATTACTTTGTTGAAAAAAGCGTCTACGAATTGTATCCGAACAAACGAGGCGGGCGATTCGTCAAGAAGCGAATCAAGAAACGGCTAACCCAGAAGCAGTATTTAATCGTCGGCAGAGGCGCAGCCAAGTCGCTGTACGATACGGCAATTCACTCGTACTACTTAACGGTCGACACGTCGACGACGCATCAGATTACAACGGCTCCTACGATGAAACAATCGGAAGAAGTTCTTCAGCCGTTGCGAACTGCGATCATTCGATCAAAAGGACCACTGTTTCAATTCCTAACGGAAGGCTCTTTGCAGAACACGACCGGTTCCAAGATGAATCGCATGAAACTGGCCTCGACTAAGAAGGGTATTGAGAACTTTCTAACTGGTTCGTTGCTGGAAGTTCGACCGATGAGCGTCGACAAGTTGCAGGGTCTAAGACCGAAGATCTCAACGGTTGACGAGTGGCTTTCGGGTGATGTCCGAGAGGATGTTGTCGGCGCCATCGAACAGGGCGCGTCGAAGTTGGACAACTATCTGATAATCGCAACGAGCTCCGAAGGTACCGTCCGTAACGGACCTGGCGATACAATCAAAATGGAGTTAATGGACATCCTTAAGGGCGATTACATTAACCCGCATGTGTCGATCTGGTGGTACAAGCTTGACGATGTCAAGGAAGTTTCTGATCCGGCGCTTTGGATTAAGGCTAATCCGAATATTGGTAAGACTGTTTCATTCGAAGCTTACCAGCAGGATGTTGAAAGAGCCGAGAACGCCCCAGCAACCCGAAACGATATTTTAGCTAAGCGTTTCGGCTTGCCGATGGAAGGCTATACGTACTTCTTTACGTATGAAGAAACTCTTCCGCATCGTAAGAGAGACTTCTGGCAATTGCCATGTGCGCTTGGAGCCGACCTTTCACAAGGAGACGACTTCTGTGCATTCACGTTTTTGTTCCCTTTGAAAAACGGCTGCTTTGGCGTTAAGACAAGGAGCTATATCACAAGCCTCACCTTTCAGAAACTGCCCATGGCAATGCGTACGAAATACGACGAGTTCATTAATGAAGGAAGTCTGATTGTTCTGGAAGGAACCGTACTGGATCTCACCGATGTGTATGACGATCTGGACAATTACATTATTGACACCGGATATGATGTACGTTGCTTCGGCTACGATCCGTACAATGCAAAAGCTTTTGTTGAACGGTGGGAACGAGAGAATGGTCCGTATGGACTTGAAAAAGTTATTCAGGGCGCTAAGACGGAATCAGTGCCGCTTGGCGAATTGAAAAAGTTAGCCTCCGAACGAATGCTGCTCTTTGATGAGAGTCTAATGACGTTTACGATGGGTAACTGCATTACTATAGAAGACACGAATGGCAACAGAAAACTATTGAAGAAACGCTACGATCAGAAGATCGATAATGTTGCAGCAATGATGGACGCGTTTGTTGCCTATAAGTTAAACAAGGAGGCGTTCGAATGAACGAGTATTATGGAGTAATTCGTTCCGGCGTTTCTTTGGCGCATCATGGTGTTAAAGGACAGAAGTGGGGGGTTCGAAGATTTCAGAATAAAGATGGTTCCTTAACTGCGGCTGGAAAGAAAAGATATGATGCGCCAACTGTCATTAAAAAAGGAAACATGCTTGGTAATATGTCTATCGGAGAACGAAAGCTGACAAAAAAAAATATGTACGCTTTCGGGCAGCAGGACGTGGACTTTTATACTAAAGATCACGTGGTGGGGCAGTATTTAACCAGGGATAAAGCCAAAGACATACGGCTTAACAATTTTGAAGTAAGGAAAGATCTGAAGTTACCAAGTGACGATGAAGCGTATGACATATTCAGAACGGTCGCAAAAAAATATGGTGATTCTAAATATTATAATAAAAAGTTGTCCGCCGAAGCATATGAAGGTTGGATTAATAATACATACGAAGCGTCAAAGAAAGACGTCATGGGAAAAACGGCGGCTTTTGGCCAACTGTATTATAATACGAAACTTAATAGCGCGTATTTTAAAGCATTATCGCGTCGTGGTTATAACGCGGTTAAAGATTACGAAGACATATGGTGGAGCAGCAAATGGGGCGTGGCTGTAGAAAGCGGGGCGCAATTCCCGATCATAGTAAGCAACGGAAAAAAATATTTAAAATCGGTTTCGAGTCATAAAATTATACCATCGCAACAGCTCAAACTTATCGGAGATGGCAAAGCCCGAGTGTATCACGCGCTAACTTTTGATGGGAAGGATGGACCGTATTATAGAGAAGCATATGACCAAGTTAACATTCCGCCGGAGCGGTACGCGAAGCTAAAAAAAGAATATGGCGAAGGTAATTTTGTAACGGTTAATGTGCGGGAGGATTAGGACAATATGAGCGAACTTTATCACGCAAAGCGCTCTCACAAATACGTAGCCAAAGTAAAAGGCGCCGGTAGTGGTGGTCGACCGTTATATTTTTATAGCGAGGCTGCCTACCGCTCGTACCTCAATGGCTTAAAAGAAAAGACTGGCAAAGCGATTCAGGAAAAGACTAGGAAATACGAGGCCCTCGCAGAGCAACACGCCGCTTCTTACAGGTTGAACCGCGATCTTAATAGCCAAGCGCGAAGTGAAATGGAGCGATCATCTAATCTGAATCGGTTTCATTCAAATAGGGCGAACGCCGCCAACGACGCTCTTGAAACTCATACGCGTGGCATGAAAGCCGTCACCAAGATGGCAAACTCCCGTTCAAATGGCAATACGTCGATGAACGGACGAGAAGCTGGCGAATTTGCAAGGCAGCACATGAAGGCGACCGAAGCGGCCAGAACTAAGAAAGCCCACACAGAAGCTAAAAACGCAGCAGCCACCAAGTATAAGGCATCAAATGCCTGGAAAGAAGCTACGCAGGAACGGGCTAACAACGAATACAACAAAACAGTGTTGGCGAAGCGCAGAGCGCACCAGGCTAGGCAGGAATATGAGAAAACGCTTCCCGGTAAGCTTGAGAAGACGTCTCGGGAAATATCGGCATTGCCTGATACATGGAAGCGTAACGCGGCGGCTGGCGTGGAAGCAACTAAGCGCACTATCGCGGGCAACAAGTTGGACAAGTATAATGCTTGGAAACTAAATAAAACCGCCGATAAGACATCAAACAAAAAATTGGCAGACGCCTATCGCAGCAAAGCCGCCAAGCTTAAAACCAGGTATGACGGTTCGGCGACCGGCGTTGTTGATAACGCCGTAAGCTCCGTCAACAGGATATTTAAGAAGGGCGGAAATAAAAGCGTTAGTTCCATTAGCAAGCCGTCTAAGAGATCGGTCCGTACTGCGTCTAATACCGTTAAGAAGTATGGCGGACGTAAAATACGGGTGACAGCTAGTAATGGAAAGGGTGTTGAAAAGAGGAAACGTGGATGAATAATACATTTTACGACGAACATGCTACATATTTAGCGCATCGTTCTCATAAGTATGTCGCAGCGATGATGGACGCGTTCGTTGCCTATAAGTTAAATAAGGAGGCATCTGAATGAGCAATTATTATGCCATTGCGCCATATTCTGCCGAACTCTATCATCACGGCATTAAAGGACAGAAGTGGGGAGTTCGAAGATTCCAGAATGCGGACGGGTCCCTTACTGCAGCGGGTAAGAGACGGGCAGCAAAAGATGCAAAAGAAGGCATTGTTAGAAAAACTGACGGGGAATGGCGGAGAACGAAAACAAAGGGCGGCCATCTTCAACGGTCTATTAACGCATCGAAAGAAACGAGAATCGCTAATGGCAAGCGACTCGTGGAAGAGGGCGAAACGATAGCCTCTCGAACTATGAAACGAGCCGGTAGTTACGCTATAAATCAGTTATCCGCTGGGGTGGTTGGAGCGGGAATGGGCATAGCGTCCGTCGCGCTTGCTGCGATTGCTGGTGAGCCTGTGGCGGCAATAGCCCTCGGTGCAACCGTTGCTTATGAGGGATACACGGGATACAAAAACATTAGAAACATCATCGGCGCATATCAGGATATATCGGACATCAGCGCATATAACCAAACGAGGCGCAATAGATAGGCAT